CCTTTGATGTTCTTGCAGCAGAATTTGCCGATGCCAATCTTATTTGGCCGCCTGCATTAAAGAAGCTGCGTCTATGGCTTGCATCGTCAAATGTTATAGTAAATATTTGGTAAACTAATCCGTTCCACGATGCTGATCGTATGTCAGTTAGTACTAATGACTGAGCTGCTTGTGATGTATGTACTGTAAATTTGTCAGCTTCTATTTGAGTCATTAAAGCTTCGTAATCTGCAATACCCTTTTTAAATCCTGATGGGTCATCTGTAAGTAACCCAGTATCACTTAAAAATGCGCTTGTTTCTTCTGCAACAGTATTTGAACCCGATATTACTGTATCAATTGATAAATTGCCGGGGCCTACTTGGTGAACTCTAGCATTTAGAATATCTGCATATATGTTATTAAGATCAGCAGCTCTAACTTCACCTTCAACTGAACTAACTTGGGCGCTTGCAAGTGTTTGCCCGTAACCGCTTTGACCTGCGCCTTGACCATAAATTAGTGAAATTCTATTTTGTAGATTATTAATTCGTGCTGCTGTGATATTTGCCATGTGGGTTCCTTATACCTTAAGTACGCATTCTACTAGCTTCTCGCCCTCATCGCTATTACTTTCTAGCGCAATACCTACAATTGATGTTGTAGCAATAGTAGTACATACACCATCTGCCATTGCATAAACTGCATCGCCTTTTCTAACTGCACCTTTAACTCTTACAGGTAAACGTCCTTTAAGTCCAATGTATTGTCCATCTGCTTCACTATTCATCATGTATGCTGGATCAGTTGATACAACACCAATACAATGATTACTTGCAACTGCTGGCTCTACTTCGTGATCTTCATGACTGCATACTGCAACTGCTGTGCCTGCTGGTAATTCTTCTGCTGTAGTGTATTTTTCTGCTAAGTCAGCATACCTTGCGCTGGTTGCAGTACCTTGAAACAGGTTAGCAACTAAGTTGCCATCAGCGGTTCTAACAGCAACAGTACTATTTGATAATAATTGACTTCCTACTGCATACGCATCTGTTCCGTACTTTAATTGATCAGCCTTATCTGAAACGCCTTTAAATTTTGCAGCATGTATCTCATTCCAACGTAAAGCAGTTGATCCAATATTAAAAGTTACATCACTACTTGGAAATAAGCCAAGCGCATTAACACTAGCTACTGTAGTTACTGCACCTAGTGATGTAGTTGTTTGCAATGATATTTTACTACTTGCACCATTAGAATTTCTTATTACTGCTGCATTTGTAGTAGGATCAAAGTAAATCCATATCTGGTCAGCTGCGCCAATTTTTATACCTAAATTATTTTTAAATTTAGTTTCTTCTATAAATTCACTTGCTGAGCCTGATACCGAAGTAACAACATTATCAGCACTTATAACTGTGCCAGCTGTTGTAACAAGGGATTCTGCAGTTGTAGCAGTTCCATAAAATCTATGCTCTCCAGTAGTACGGCCTTGATTTACTCCAGTAGTCGGAGTATTAACTAATGTTAATCCTTTTTTAACAGTAGTAAATCCAGGAATAGCATTACTAGAATCAATTGTAAATTCAGAATTACTAAAAATAGCTACAGTTGTGTCATTAATGGTTGATGAAATTACATTGTAAGTATTAGTATCAGTGCCTAGTAAAGTTGTACTTTGCATCTGCGTTAGGCCTTCGCCTGCATTCTGTGGTCCTATAAGCGAATAAGAAGTTCCATTAAACACACTTAACTGATCGTTTCCAGTATCCCACCAAAAATCGCCGCTTGCTGCGCCGGTTGGCTGGGTACTTGTTGCTAATGCTCCTCCGGAAGCTTTCCATCGATTACCATCATAAAAATTTAATTTAGCATTTGCACTATCGTACCATAGTTGTCCTGTTAATGCCCGGGGTGGTGCAACGGTACCAGAGAAGTTTTCAAGCAAAAATAACATGTTTTCATTTTGTATTTCGCCGTAACCTGCGTAGTTTTTTCCGATGAATTTTAAGTCAGTTGTTTGATCAACTGTGCCATCTTCCACTGTAGTTAACAGTGTGTTGTTATATCTATCTATTGCATATGCCATTATTTGTGTAACCCCTAGTGCTGTTATATTATTTATTCAATTAAAATGAATACGGTGTAGTTGTACTTGTGTGAGTCCAAGCTGTGCCGTTTGATGTGAATGTCATTAATGTCCTTGACGGAGTAAGAAAAACATTTCCGCTTGCTGTGTTTGAAGCCTCAATATCTTCTATTGCTTGCCCATTTAAAGTGCCGTTGACGTCAACTGCAATAGTATTTTTAGTTAATACGCCGCTAGTATCAGGACTTTCTGACACAGTAATGTTAATACCACTAACTGTTGCTCCTGCATATGTTGTTGTGTGTATTTTTGCAATCTTACCTGCATTAAGCGTATCTGCTGGATACATCGAATTTATAACTGTTGCAACATTTACTTCTAATGTTGCATCTGCCCCCATACCAGTAACGTCTAACGAAAATACTACAGGTCCAGTTGCTAATTCTTCATCTACGTATTCTTTAGTAGCAACAGTACTGCCAATTGATTCAGTAATTGCAAGCTCAGCTGCTTTTTTTGCACTAACTGCTTTTGCAACACCTGTAATTTTTTGACTATCAGTAACATTAATATCGCCTGCGGCTGTTATGTTAATTCCACGATTAGATACGATTGTAAATACTGACGGGCTTGCTGGTGCTGCTGTAATTGTATGTCCGTTAATATTAATATTATCAACGTCTAAATTAATTAGCGTTCCAATTTCATCTAATTGCGGAGCTTTTTGGATATTAACTAAACTTGTATTTGTTAATTTGTTTTCTCCGCCAATTTTTAGTGCCTTAGTAGCGTCACTTAAATCTAAATTAACATTAGTTGTCCATGCATCTTGTACTTGTTTCCAAGTCCATAATTTTTGGCCAACATCTGATGTATCTAATATGAAACCTGCGTTATCAGCAGAGATTCCAGTAAGTGTTGCGCCTGCTGCGGTCTTAGCAATTTCAATATTTTTATCTTCAATTCGTAGTGTAGCAACATCAATACTAGTTGTAGTGCCTTCAATTAAAAGATTACCAGTTACTCGTAAATCTCCGTCCACATCCAATGTGTAGTCAGGTAGTCTAAAGTCGCCGGCGCCAGTTCTGTTAAATATTCCAACTCTTGCAGTACTTGCATCTACGTAAATTGCATCAACTGTAATTGATCCAAATGAGCTTGACTTAACACGCATACTCATATCTTCGTCGGTAATTTGGTTTTCTAAATAATACCTAGGTCCTACAATTTTTTGTACGTGATTCTGTGAAACACCAACTGTTAACCCACCTGAGTTTGATATTGTTAACGTACCTGTTGTTAATCCGTTAGCAGTTGACGGAAGGAAACTATCAGCAGTTCTAACTGTTCCGCCTGCTGTAACAAGTGCGTTTGCAGAATCTGCAATACCTCTAAATTTAAAATTAGCAGCATCAATAATGTTAAATCCTTGATATATTATACCATTAGGATTTGCTGCGGTAACTAGTCCATCTATTTGCTGACTGTACACTGGTGTAAATTCCAGTGCGCTAACAACTGCTGTTAGTGTTCCGCCTACATATAGGTTTGCAACTGTTCTAGAACGACTCTGTGCATCGAGGATACTTTCTACCCTATATCCAGTTTCGCCTTGTGTTAGTGTATATGAAGGACCCGTTAAAATAAGATCAGCGCCATCGAATGCATATACTTGATTATTTAGACTGTCAATCCATAAATCGCCTGCAACCATTTGCGGTTGTGTAGTTTGCACAAATGGGCCTCCACTTGCTTTCCATTGTGTTCCGTCATATACTTTTAGTCGCTTATCACTATTGTCCCACCATGTTTGACCAGTTAATGGATTACTCGGAGATGCCGTATTGGAGAAATTTTCTAATAATTTAATAAAGTTTTCGTTAAAGTATTCACCGTACCCTGTATAGTTTCTACCAACAAGCACCAGGTTAGTACTAGTAGTATCTATTTGACCGTCAATTAAGTCTGTTAATATTGTGCCGTCTGTCTTGTTTAGTTGATAACTCATTTTAATTTCCAGTATAGATTATATAATTAACAGCTAAGTATGGATTCATAGTATCCAACGGTGCACCTACAAGTTCCGGCGCTGCTACTGTGCCTATATTTGCAAAATCACCAGTGCCTGTTACTCCGCCACTATTTATTCCGCCACTTGACGCTAACCCTTGGGTGCCGCCTAGTCCAGGTTCAATTGTTAATGAAATTGCATTGTTGTCAGCAGGTTCTCCTGCTGCTTCTCGTATTGCATAATATTGATTGCCGCTGGCGCCTTCTAAATCATGCTCGTGTTCTGGTAAGTTAATATCCCTAACCCTAACTGCTTCTTGTCCTGCGTTGCCGCCCAATGTATCTGCTGCTGCATTTATTACTCTGTCTGCACTCGATCCGTTCATGTTATCAAGTCCTAGAGCAAATCTACCTCTAAAGTCAGGTAACCCAAATGTAGTTGCACCGTTTTGTAATAACAAGGATCTATCTTTAAACGAATATGCAATAGCTGAAAATAATACACTATAATCTGAAATATTAACAATAGATCCATCACAAAATAGCCAGCCTGTTGGTAAAACGCTTCCTGCAAACGGCATAAGTGCTCCTGCTGGAACTAACGGAATTGTACTTAAAAATGTACTTTTCTTTACTTTATAAACACCCGAGTCATATCCGCCCGATGAACTAAATTTGTTAAGTAATATTTCATCTTCATTACTTGAAAAAGGTAATATTGTTTTATTAGATATAAAACTGTTAGCAATACGCACATTAAATGTTTTTGTAGTGCCGCCAACTTGTCCATCAAATTCAAAACTGTTGTCTGCTACGTCTCCAGTTATTCCAAACGTAGTAGCACTTGCAATTCTATCTGCAGATCCTGCTCTGCCACTAACTGTTCCACTTACGTTACCTTGTAAATTACCAAAGAATGTACTAGCATGAACATTATCATATTTTAATGCAGCCGAACCTATATCCCAAGTATTAGTAGTAGTAGGTGATATGTTTCCGCTTTTTAAGTACCCTGCTGCTGCTTCATTAATTGCACCAAAGTCTATGTTACCTGCAATTTGTATATCTTTTGCAACTGCTATGCCACCTTTGGTTATGATAGTGCCTGTATTAAGATCAGTACTATTAAAGGTAGTATTAATTAGTATTTGTCCAGATGTTGGATCGCCTGTTGCTGAATTTACACTGACACTTCCTTTAACATCTAATGCAGATGCAGGAGCAGTATTGTTAACTCCAATAAATCCTCTAGCATCTATTCTTAATACTGTATCATAATCTGTATTATTAAGCATTCTAAAATCTATAGTAGCAGTATTACTGTTTTGGCGAAATACAGTACTTTGATTTTCAACTTGTATTCCTAGTTGTCCGCTAGTACCTATAACAATACCTTGGTCGTTTTTAATATTAAGTTGAAAGTTAGAACTTGATTCTGCGTCACTTCTTAAGAAGCTTGTTGCTGGAACTATTGTATTATTAACTATTAAATTTTCAGCTTTTTCTGCAACTCCGTAATATTTTAATGCCTCAGTGCCTACTAGTGCAGATGCACTGAGGTTCATACCTGCATTAATTCCACCAGTAAATCCTGTAATAGTAGTTTTTGGTGTAAATGCTTGAGAACTAATTATTATGCCAGTTTGGTTTTTAATTTTAATAGAAAGTACACTGTAAGTTACATCATCTGTACCAACTATTGACTCAGATTGTGCTCCAGTAAGTAGTCCGTCACTAAAGTCAGGACCAACTAGTATCCATGATGATCCAGTAAACAAATAAAGTTGTTGTGTTTCAGTGTTAACCCACAAGTCTCCTGAACTAGAATTTGCAACTGCTGGTTGATTAGTTGCTTTTTTAACACCACTAGCTGCAATCCAAGTTGTTCCATCATAAATTTTAAGCTGATCAACGCCCGCTGAAGTATCGTACCACAACTGTCCTTCGACAGGACGACTAGGTGAGTTGCTATTTGCAAAATTTTCTAATAAGTGTAAAAAGTTTTCATTCACTGCTGTTCCGTAACCAGTGTAATTTTTACCAGGGAACGATATCGAAGTTTCTTGATTTAATGTGTTGTCTTCGACTATGATAGTTCCTTTGTTAACGGAATCAGTGTACGATATTGTATATGCCATTATCTATTCCTTATCCTGCCAAACTCTGAACTCTAACAGTATAATCAATTTGGATTAAACGATTGAGTGATTTTTGCACTGGGTGAAAAATTACATGAGTAATTAATCTACCTGTTCCAGTTGCACTATAACTACGTAATCCGAGTTCATCAAATACATAATTATTTGTTTGTGAAGAAGCTGTATCAAACGCATCTTGACCGTTTGGTTCGCCATAATCAAGTAAACAACTTACTACAATATCAGTATAGTTAGTGCCGCTTAAATGTCTAATTTCAGTTTTATTCCTAACCGGATCAGTATTGTTAACACTTCTTTCGTCTACAACTTTAGTGTATGTTTGATTGTATAATGTTGCATTAGTGCCTGTACTGTTAGGTGTTAGATACGTAATAATACCAGTTGGATCAACGCTTGTACCACCGTTGCCAAAGCTCATTTCGTATATAAATCCCTGTCCAGCATTAGACAAACTCTCAGCAAGTGCAATACTCATATTTTCATAGTGAATTGCATTGCGCTTGTCAATGTATACCTTTTGTGATTCAGGGTCAAATATTTTGATGTGTCCCTGAACTAATACTCCGTTTGTGTCTTGCATATTATCGCTCATTTATTTTTCCTATACTGTATTTATTCAGGTAGCTCAGATGTTCCTGCACGTAAGAATCTTGCAATACTATTATTCGATTCTCCTAAAGAATTAACGCCTTCATTCCAAATTTTGCCTTGTTTCTTAATAATAGTAATTCGTGTTCCTACGAGTGGTACTTGTTTTAAATCTATTTTTTGTGTTTGCACATTAAATAATACATCTGCTGGAGTTTCGTAGTCGCCAGCTGGGCTATCTAATTCAAATGTAGGTAAAAACGAACTAATACTATTCTTACGCATACGAATTCCGCCAACAAATACTTCTAATTCGTCTATTGATCCTGTTGAGGACACTACATCAAATAATGCAGAAGTACCGTCAGCTGTAATATTTTGAACAATATTATTATCAATATACGGAATAGTCTTGCTTATATTTTGATCAAACACTTTTGATCCAGCTGTATGCAATTCCTTAACGCCTGTTCCTAATGTTCCCCTACGAAGTTGACGCAATGTATTGCCTTCTTTAACAAAATACTCAATACGTTCGCCATTTACAAAAATTATACCAGGTAAATTTTGTCCTTTGTTTGGTTCGCTTAACAATGTGCTATTATTTACTTCAATTCTCAAATCATAGTAATTTAGTGGTGCTGCTAATATTGTTACTGATTCATCAAGTCTTTTATAATGAGTTCTATTTAATATATCTTTAAATTGCCTATATGCAAACTTTGAAGTATTTACTTCGGCAGTAAAATGAATTACATCAAGTAAGTCAAGCTGTTCGGGCACAACTGCTAGTTGAATCGTTGTATTATTATTTGTTAATATATAATCAATATCAGGAGTTAACAATTCTCCGTTTTTAATAACCCAAGCATATTTTGCATCAACTGCTGGCTTTCTTAGTTTAATCTCGCCTACTGATAATCTGTTGTATGTATTATATTCTGTATTTCCTAATTGTAAAGTTGTTCTTGCTACAACATCATAATTAACACGCTCTATACCTAATATATCATGATTACTAAATTGGAATATTTCTACTTCTGCAAATGGACCAGGCGCTGTATTTAATTTAACTGTATTTGCGCTTGGCAACGTATACTGGCCGTCTGTGATTACATATATTTCAATAATATCATTTTCTTTGCCTACATCATCATTTAGAACAATACTACTATTTGCAATATTAAATCTCCAACTAACCGGAGTAAGTAGTTCTTCTCCGTTTAAGAATACTTTTATATCTTCAGTAAGCAACGAACCTTGTGGCTGTTGGAATGTTTCTAACAAATATTCACGCTGATTAGATGCTGGTATAGTGTACTGTATATTATAACCCGGACTTAGAATTGTATTTCCTACTTTTACAATTAAATTGTGTTGAGTAGGCTTATTATAAAAAGGCGCAGATGATAATACAAAATTAACATCTACAGCATTGCCAGTAAATCTATCCTTTTTCATTTGACTGTAATTTACTTGGATTATACTATCAAATAATGAGTAATAAACTAATTCACCTTCTTCTGGAGCAGTACTAAATGTAAACACAACGTTGCCAGTTATCTCTGATTTATTAAATGTTACAGTTTGCTTTACACCGTTAGTACTAACAAAAATATCCAAGTCAGTCTGGAACCTTACTCTTGTTTCAAAAGAAGTAGTCGAACCGTCTGCAATGTATTCTCCAAAATCTAAAATATTTTGACCAGCTTGTGACACTGTTACAATACTAAGAATTGCGCCTGCAACAAAACTACTAATAGTACTATCAATAGTTATTTTGCCAAGTTCCCAATTAATTGTATAATTACCAGCCTCTCTCGAAAGTATAGTATTATCAATCTTAACAATAATAGAATCTACACTACTTGGTGTAACACCTAAGTCGTATGTTGTAACAGACGTATCTAAATGATAACTTTGGCTATATATTTTTCCTTGGCCGTCTGCTTCTCTAGTGTATACTTTAATATCTAATGTATCAAATATTTGTCCAGGTACAAGCTCTTCAGGGCCAGACATTGCTGCTTCAGATATAAAGCCGTCACCATCAGTAATTATATCTTCTGCTGCCGTACCTGATGCAGTAGTGTATAGAAGGTCGCCACCGGAAAGTGCAGTATCATAGCCTGTTGCATCTGGTATTACGCTACCGTCACTTGTAGATTTTCTTACAACAAATGTATCACCATCAACTATGCTTATTCCTAAATCTTGCACATAAATTATGTCAGTTGTTCCGTCACCTGTGATACTGTTTGTAATAGCATTTACATTAGTTGCAGTTCCTAAATTAAAGTTAGGATCATCAATTCGTACATTGTTCTTATAAAGGTTATAAACAACACCGTTTACTAATGGAGTAGTTAATTGTACTGCAATAGTAGAACCGTCTGCTGTAAATACTTGGTCTTCGTATGTGTTGTCAAATTGATCCCATTGATCAACAAACCAACCTTTTGAATCCCATCCTGATATTCCTTGGAAATCAAAACTGCGAACTTCAACTCCACCAAAATCTGTGCCTGTTATTAACTGAGATAGGTCTTTACTGTACATGTTTGTGCTAGGGCTATATGAATGTAAAATTCTATCCTCTGCGCTTAACATACTCAATGGCAATTGATATTTAATTACAATAACTGCGCCATTCGCCGGCGGCTTTGTAAATATAATTCTTCCCTTTTCTCTTGTGTAAGTTAACGTGTTATCTTTAATATTAGCATATGTATACTTACTACGCAATTGTTCAATATTATCAACTAGTACTTGAACTTTAGAATTATTAAGATCTAATGGATACGCAAGGTTAAACGTTGTACTATCACCAGTTCCAGTATACAATGATTGCTTTGAAATATCTTCGTAAACATATTGTCCGCTCATTCTATCAAATTTAACTACTATATGAGGAGTACGAACAAGGCCTGCGCCAATTATTGCAGTAGCATTAGCGTTTGTAGAAATATCGTTTTGTGATCCTTCGATAATTACTGTAGGAGCACTAGTATAACCGCTGCCAGTGTTAGTAACTTTTATTTTTGTTACTTTACCATACGCAAGTACAGCCGTAGCAGTTGCACCGGTGCCGCCGCCGCCACCTTCAAATCTTACAGTTGGAACAAATGTGTAACCGCTTCCTAAGTCGCTCATTTTAATTTCAGTAATTTTATAACCTAAATTATCTAACCAATGCTTTCTAGGATATGCTGTAGTATTATTGTTTGCACCGACAATAATGTTACTATCAACAGTAGCAATGCTTGGAATTATTGTTCCAGTTTCGTTATTATAATACGGAGCAAGGTCAAAATCAGAAGTGCTACTGTTTGTGTTATCTAAGCTATTGTAGCTATCAACAAATTCTCTTATATTAGTACTATAAGGTTTTACTTCGTTAACATAACTTTCAAAATCTGCTAAGTTACTATATTTAAATGTAACGTCTTGAGAAAGATTGCCCAATTTATGTGTTGCAGATATAAAGCTTGTTTTAAACATCCAATCAACATCAGGTTGTTCTGAAAGAATATATCGTAAAGTAGCAAAAAATAATTGATTATACTCTACTGCTAAAGTTCCTGTAAATATATTATCTCTTAATGATTCAAAGATTATTCTTAATTCTCTTACAGGATTATTATCATAAAATGCACTATCAAAACTGTTATTATCGTAGCCTGTTGAGTTTTTAGTATAGTCATATAGATTGTCGCCAAACTGTATAGTACCGTTTTGTCTGCCAATAGTTTTGTAGTTTATTGTGTAGTCTTCTGTATTTTGGTTAGATTCTTTTTCTAATAGTAGCCAGCCGCCTGTACCAACATTGTTAATTCTAACAGTGTCGCCAATAATATCGTCTATTGTACTAAGTTCGTAAGAGTTATTAACACTATAATTAACTTCTGTAAATTGATTATAATTAGTATCGTACCAATCTGAATAGTTCCAATAATTTGCTACATTATAATCTTGCACAGCCGTTCTAAACCAGGAAGTAGATGGTGTGTTCCATTCATATAAAGTCCATTTGTTAAATGATGTACTATCTGATTCTACTAATACTGTAAATTTCCTAACATTTAATTTTGTTATTTCAGTATAATCAGTACCTTGTGTTAATATATCTACGCTTGTAATTTGTCCAAGATTATTAATAACAATGTCTAATGTTGCTCCAGTGCCTGCTCCTTCAAATTGATATGAAGGAGCAACTTTGTAACCCCTACCTGGGTTAGTTATTATAACACGTATAACTCTACCATTAACTACTACTGGTGTTAGTACTGCTGATGTTAATTTATTTGTACTTACAAATACAAGTTCTTCGTACGTATCAATTTTTAGGTCGTATTTTTTACTTGCAGCAGTAGGCGATTCATCTTTTAATAAAAGAGAATTAATATTATATTCATCAATAATTAACGTCTTTAATAATACCAAGTTTACTCTTTCAATTGTTTGTTTTAACGCTTCTGTTCTGTTAACAAACATTCCTTGTCTTGGACGATTTTGGATACCTTGGCGCTTGGCTACGGGAATTTTAGGATCCGGTACAATTCTATTATTACTGTCAAATCCAATTAAGCTATCAAACCATTTGCGCTCAATATCGTAATTAGGTTTGCTTGTAGCTAAGTTATCCGATATTAACTGATATTGGGCATGCTCGTTTTGAGAACTATTTAATCCTGTTGAATACCGAATATTTAATACCAAATCATCTGATGTAATTAAGTTATCAAAATTGTTTAATACAAACTTATCTTTACTAATAAAACTAATATATCTATATCCGTTTTCTCTTGGTGATTGAATTAGATTACGGATATTTAGACAATTAATTGTGCGCTTTTTATCTATCGGAATAGTAAGTTTGTTTTCAACCCAGAAATAATATTTTGTGTTAAAAGTTTGGCTTATATCATCATAAGATAATTTAGCACTATATTTTGTATCACCGTATAGTGATGTGCCGCTAATACCTAGTGGAACTCCGTTATCTGTGTCAGCTAACTGATTCCACTGACTTGGTAAATAATCACTTTCTACCCATTCGTATATATCAATTGATGCTCCAGGAAGCAATGTATTCCATTCATTGCTTTGGAATGTTGTAGACCCTTGGTAGGAATAACTAAATCTAGCATTATTGATATTCCACCATACTTGTCCGACATGTTCTTCGCTCCAATGCTTTGACGGATCAACTGTTGCATCTGCTAATTGTCCTACATTATAACATGCAGGATCTTGTGGCATTTTAAATGTAATTTCTTGGTCTGCTAATCCTGCAATTTTTCCTTGTACAGGATCAATATAGTCTATATACGAAACTATTTGATTAGTGCGTTTATTGTATAAGAATACTCCTTCAATCTTAGATAAATCAACAGGTGTTACACTAGATCTTAATACATTCCATGACTTTTTAATTTTAGATTTACGATAATCTAAAATTATACCTCTATACGTAGTACTGACAAAATTTGGAATTCCTGTGTAGATATGATTATCATTAATTAATAAGTTTTTTCCGAACTCAACTTGTGCATCTTTAAATATTAATTGTTCAGAATAAACTAAACTGCCTTGTACATCTTCATATACGTAAATTGTACCTTTGTCAACTTTAATATTTTTAAAGGAAGTAAATTGATTATCAAATGTAGTTTCAGTTCCAGCTGCTGCTGATGAAATATCTAAAACATACGAGTCTTCTGCTAATAGATCACTAAAGGTATCAAATCTTGTTGGTATAAGTTGGTCGCCGTTTTGACTTGATATTATTAAACTATCATTGCCAAACGCAACAGAGTAACCAAATCGTTCAACTTCTTCGTTGTTTGGAGAGTTAATTACAGTATTTGGTGCAGTTATTGTAATATTGTTATCGTCTACTCCGTTAACTGTTCCAAATTTCTCTGTCGTCGAGTTATAATTATAAACCCATACTGCGCCTTGATCTATACTATTTGTATCATCTAATGGAACACTTACTGCTATCTTGTTTCCTGCTGGATTCAATGAAACTGTTTCTGCCCAAAGATTTTTATTTACCCAAACATCCGGAGTAGCGTCATCGTTGTCGTGGTTTTGTAGTTCAAAGCTAGATGCAGGAGCATCTATTACTTGGCTTAACACATACTTTTTATCAGTAAGTCTATAAATTGCTAATTGCTTTTGATAAGAACTATCTGATAATTCTAATTTAGTTGTTACTACTAATACCTCAGCATCATCGCTTAGGTCAAAACTTTCAGCAAACTGCGATATATTTGTTGCAGGGTCATATGATAGTTCATTATAATATGCATTTAATGTTAAGTTTGGTAGAACGCCTAAATAATCAATTTTACTATCAACTAATTCCCAGGATGTATTTAACCTAGACGGAACTGCTGCACCTTTTGGCACATTAGTTACAGCTTTATAAAGTAAATTACTATAGTTTACAATGTCATTTAAGCTGTAACTAATAGTATTATCAAATGTTCCTCTATAACTTTCATCCTTTGCTCTTTTCCAGCTTATGTTTAACCAATATATTGGATTTGAAATATCATTCTGTGTCCGTGGACTTTCTTTACGTGCAATATAATAATTATCATTTGTAATTACAATTTCGCCGAGATAATAAGTAGTATCAAGTTTGAAGAATCCTTTAAAGTTATCTACAGTAACTATACCATGATTGAATATTTCAATAGCACCTGGATTTTCTCTCCATTCTAAATCTGCATCCCTTGCTAATCCAGTTGGTTCATTAGATATCATTAAAGTATAATCGTTGCCAGCTTGAGTTATCTTAACTTGCGAGCCAAATCGTTTATCTTGAGCTGCATATTCTGAGACTAAAGTTATTTGATGTTGGTAAACTCCGTTAAAGTCTTTTCTATAAATCGATGCAGCACCTTGATTTAACGATCCGCCAGTGCCATTTTTATCTGCTAGAATGTTATAAACTTGGGCATAATCTTTGTTTGAAGTATACGGTGGGTTAGCAGCTCTAGATATACCAGTAATAGTATCTTCATTAAAGAAATAATATTCTTGATCAGTAACCGGAATAACATTGTCCCAGGTTACTGAGTCTGAAAACAAAGTTCCAGTATCTACAACAATTAATTTTCCAATAAGATTTGTTCCTAGAACAATATCATTATTAACATCTAGAATTGTTCCCGTGTCTTGGTCAGGGTCAGTAATAGATCGTGCCAATCTTCTAATCTCAAATCTGCCAATGTTAGTTAATTGACTAAAGGTGCCGCCAACTGTTATATCTAATCTATCAGTTGGCTCTTTCTCTTCAAATTGTGCTTGTGTTAATACATTAACATACACTCGAACTTTATTAAAGTTTCTTTGGTAGAACATTACTTCAGCAGCACTTGTAGTTGTACTAGTTCTAGCAAGACCTCCTTGTCCATCTCTAGGGATCTGTACGTCAACTAAGATATCACCAATTACTGGTTCAAATACATTGCCTTCAAAATCAAATTCAGTAAAATCGAAGTCAATATAGCCATCCCACATGTCTTGTATAATAATATCAGTAGCTGTAATGTCACTAACAGTAAACCCTGTTTCATTTAGGTTAAATTCATCGTTATCAAAATATTTAATATTAACTTTTGTTGGTGAAGCGGAACTAGGTCCGTTTACTAAGAATCTAGGATGTATTATATTTGAATAATCTTTTGATGTACGGATTACATATTTACTACTTGGTATAGCAAGCTCAGTTCCACCATTATCTCCTGTGTAAGATAAATGGTTTATAAAACTTGCTTGGTTTTTCTTAGTAACGTAAGCACCAATATCACTAATTGTATCTTGTATATTACTATAAACATTTAATAATTGAGCAGCATCAATATCTACTCTTTTACGAATATCAGAATATACTAATCCTCTGCCAGTATCATAATATCTGCCATTGTTAGAATATGTAAATGCACTGCCCGAAGTAACTTCTGTAGATTGTGGAGTTGGATCTTGTCCAATTTGGTATGTTTTAAACAACCAGTATCCAGCAACAGCTTCACTGGTATTATAAGTATCTGCTTCTGAGTAAAATCCTATAAAGTCTGTTCTGTCGTTAAATAGTTCACCAAGTATACCAAACACGCCATTAGTGTTTATTAAATATACAACTGCGCTATCTCTAAACGCAGACACATAATAAACTTCTGCTGTGCCTGTGTCAGTTTGTACAATGTCTCCTTTAATAGGCAACGTTACAAAAGTATCAATAAAGAAAATATGATCTATTTTTTGTTGTATAGTATGTTCAGTTGATAAAACTGTTGTAGTTATTTCTGGTATAATATTATCAAACGGAAGATATGTTTGTATTGTTGGGTATGCAAAACTGCGCTTGTTCCAATATAAACTTACTCCATCGCCTGCAACTGCACCAACCGGTCCAGAAGTACCGTTGTACATATCTTTAGGTGCCCTTACTAAAAAGTGATCTACAACATTATTAGGTAATCCAGGATCACCTGCAACTAACAATGTTAATGTAGTTGAGTCAGCATCTGACTGTTCAGAAATATTAATATAAGAATCAAAGCTTGAAAACTGTTCAGCAGCAATAGCAGGAAGAATTTCTCTATTTGCTTTCCACAGGCTTTCTTTATATTTTATAATCTGTCCTTTTGTATAAGTTTGTGTGGAACTAAAGGTGCCGCTAAATTTAGTTTTTACATTACTTGCGCCCGGAACACCTACTACTAAGTATTCTCCGTCTGGCGAAACATCGATACTTTTACCAAAGTCACTATCAGCCGGATCATATAGCGTACTGTTATCTGGTGGAAATATTTCTTGGTCAATTACTAGTTCTGCTGATTCATCAGTTCTTCTATAATAATTTAATTTTCCATTAGAATCGTTAGACGAAGCAACAAATAAGTTTCTGTTATCACTAGTAGTTGCCATACTTGCTGAGAAATCTTGCAAGTCTCCGGCAAATTCACTATTGTTAACTATGGTTTGATTGTTGCTGTATAAGCTTTGATTTTCTAGAACGGCCCACTCGTTATTATATTGTTCGATCCAAAAACGTTGACCTGTATACAAGTTAGTTTGAGCTAATGCATTTGCTTCAGCAAGTGTTGCTACACGCACTGAACGTAATTTAGTTAATAAAAAGTTTTGGTTTAAGAACGGATCGGGAGTTACTTCTGTAGATATCCTAATTTTTATCTTATTAAGATTTATACTGTCAACAATATATAACCCTTCTAAATTAAAATCTTTAGCAGCACGTACACCTATAATATCTAATGGTTGTACTAAGTCGCCTGCCCACCTACTTAATGTTAACTCTATTAAAGACTCTCCGGTGATAGCAGAAGTTTCATTTTTATTTTCTAATGTAGATACGTATGTTTCAAGACCAATATGCTGGTATACATTCCATGGATTTTCGGCTAATTCTGTTACCCAAATATACTCGCCAAGTCCAAGTAGGTTAACATTTCCTAACGGCAGTTCAGCACTAGAACTAGCTACAAATGTAACATCGTCTTCTCTTACAAATCCACCAGTCTTATATGTTTCGTTAGTTATTTCTTTTGTTGGAAACGGCGCATGATTATAATCTAAAGGCTTATCATAAACTTCGTGTTCTAAAATTCTATAATGTTTATCAAAATTAGTTGCAGGCAACCGGTTAACTAACTCAACTGCCTGTGGTGATTCTTGCACTTTATTTTCTTTAAGATTAAATTCAACCTGTTGAATATTATCAGTTGCGCCAAAGCGACCAACTTGCAATGCCCATTCTTCATAAAATTCTAATGTGTCTTTTCCTGCACTACCTAATGCACTAAACATTTTTGAAAGTGCATTTTTTGTGCCTTTGTCTTGAATAAATCCTTGATAAAACTTATACTGACTTACATCATCAGGAATAATATTAGCAAGATACTGACGTTTTTGGAAGCCCGTAAAATGTTTTGCCATTTTTTGTAATTCAGGATCAAATCCCTGAGTATCTAAACTATAAAAATCAGTAAATTGATTTGTTCTATAATCAAAATTTGTAATTAATTCTGGCTCTGGCTTTTTATTAAGCTTAAACCATTTAGCAGTTTCAAAAGTCGATGCTCCTGGAATGTTTTCAGTTGCAACATAATAGAACTGTTTATACTTTATAAGACTGCCAATGTTAAAATCTTTCCATTGAGCCCAATCTACAACTTTAGCATCGTCGTAAACAAATCCTGGAATATTTAATCCACCAGTCCAATCAGCTGCGCGGTATCCGCTGACCTTTATCCGTTCTTGTCTGTATCCAGATTTAGGTTCAAATACAACGTCATTAAACACAGTTTTGTTATCAATTAATACTACGTGTTCTCTTTGCACTAATGGCAATGCAGCACTGTATAATCCTTCTTCAGTGTTTACAGTTTCTATACCAAAGCTATTATTGTCTCTTAATAAACTGTTAAATTCACTAGTTAATGGTTCTCCGTTTGCTTGCAATATACTATAAGTGTAAAACGGATCGTTAATATCATCTACAACAAAATATTCTTTACTAAAATTAAATTTATTAGCAGCCGGAGATATTGTTATAACAGTACCTGTAGCCCAGCCCTGTGTTGTCCAGAATAAAAACTCTCGAGCACTTTGATCCCAATTATTAACTGCGCCATCTAATTCAACAAAGTTAAAATCAAAGCCTAAATCATTTAAACGTTTTCCATAGCCTAATAAAAAGTCAACTACTTCTTGTGACGTCTTAACTGTGGTTCCATAAGGTAATGATTTAACTGTTGCTTCATCAAAGTTACGTTTAAATAATGCAGTTTTTCCACCAATGATTGGTAATTCAGGAATCTTTGCAAGGTTGTCTGTACTAAATGCGTCTGTAGAAGTATGCGTTTTTGTAACTCTATAATAGGTGTTATTATTTTCTACAATTTCATCTTTATAAAAAACATTTCTTGGGCGCCAGTCTGATGTTGTTTCACTTATTCCGCCGACAGTTATAGGAACTGTTTTTGAAGATGTAATAGGTTCATAATATTCAAAGAACGGATTTTGATTATTATAACCCCGTATAACAAATCCGCTAGATGATTTTTCAATAATTATTCCACTATATACTGCAACTGATTGTGGTGAACTTGTATTAAGAAATACTTGATAATTTTCTTGCGGGATATAGATTCCGCCTTCTTCTAATTGTTGCTGAGGGCTTCGACTGTCAAGGATTAAATTTATTTTTTGCTTATCACTAAATCCACCTAATTTAAATCCTAACTGATTATTAAGTGCTTTTATTTCGTTTTGGTAATCTTGATAAACTGTTAGTACATCACTAGCAATTAAATTGTAAACAAAGTTTACAAGTCCAGACGAGTTTATCCTAGCAATATCTTTGTATGTGTTTGGAAATACAAGTTTGTTTAGTACTAGGTGCTTTCCTGTTGCAGAATATATTTGCTGGCCAGCTAAGTTAGTCGTTATCCGAGATACATCAAATGCTTCTCCAATTGTGCTAGACGGCTTGTTAAGCATTAAACTTTTAATAATTGCAAACGGATAATCAGAACTTCTACGCCATGCAGTTTCAACAGGTGCTTCATCTCCAAAGCTAAAGTTTCCTGTACTTTGACGTAAAATAAATTGGCGCACGTAACCACTTTCTTGTGGATGTTTTAATCCGCCTTGCGAATCAACTGGAATAAATCCTAACAAACCTGGTCTAGCATAATCTAATGTATATCTAATGTTATTAGGGTCTGCTATCTTACCTTCTTGAATGTCAGTCCAAAGAATTAAATTATCTCGTGTGTATGGTGCTGGGCCATACACTGTATTCCACCACAGTGGTTTAATTTTAAATCCTTGTATTTCCCAAGGGTGACTGTGCGGCCTGTCAGTATCAAATGCACGATTGTATACTCCTCTCCAAAAACCAGGGTTTAGCTCTCCCTTAATATTTGTCGACGATGAGTAGTTAAAAGTAAAAGGATTTAATCTATCATAAAAATAATTATTAGTATAATCATTATCTACATACGATAGCCATTTAGTAAAGTTAGATAGTAGACTACGATCAACTTCTGTTTTTGTAAATTCATTTACTCTAAAGTCGCCACCGGTAAATTTATCAATGTTAATTTTATTTTTTTCGTAGTCTATTTTTATATTATTAAAGATTCTTTTTTCAAGATCTAATAGTAATTCATCTCTAAAATCTAAGTATGCTCTAATATAACTTCCGTCATGACCTTTAATAAAAGGAATGCCAGTAGGATATGCATCGTATTCTACATTATCAACAGTTCCAATTGAACTGCCAGTTGCTGGCATATAGAGTACAACATTTAATCCTTTAAACAAATATGTAGTTGATGACCCTGTGCCACCATTGGCAGTATCAGCTGCATTAGCTGCACTACTAGTCGGGTACACTGGATAAAACCAGCCCCTAGCTCCAGCGTTATTAAATCCTTCTTCAACTTCGCCATATATCTTATATGTGCCGTCTGTAGATGGTTCCTCAGTTTGGTATGTGTCGTCAATTGTTAATTCAGGGGCAAACTTTGGATATATTCCTAATTTAGTAGGAGTCGGTGCAACAAATGTACCGTCTGTACTTGCATATTCATAAATATCAATTATGTCGTTTACATTCTGTCCAGCAGCAATAACTACATAACCATCTGTATCATATGTATATTCTAATTCGTGTGTTAACTGTCGAGAGTTTAAATACACACTAACTGCATTCGCCGATAACTCAGTTAAGTTAAACGGTGTAGTTAATGCATAACTTTTAATTCTAGCATCTAAAACAGTATATGTCAACTTGTTTGACGGTCCATGTGCTATCATGTCAGAAAAGAAAAACGGTTGTGTTTTAACTTTATCTTTATTAATTGTTTTTAGAATAATATCAACATGCTGTTTAGTTTCGCCGTCAAAACCTAAAGATTCAGCAGTTTCTAAGAACACTCTTTTAAATTTAGAATATTCAGTTCCTGCATAATCAAGAGACTTTGTTAAATTATATTTTGTGTTTAACAAATGATACAGCGAAAGGTTTAACGGACTTTTGTGCTTTACAAATCTTTTACCAAATTTGTCTAGATCTCCTAGGTCGCGTAAGTTACCAGGACCTGGATATACTCCGCTGAAATTTGGTATTTCACTAACCATGCTATCAACATGATCAATAACTTCGCCTAGAGTAAATTCAAATATGTCATCATTTAAGGGATTTCTTTCTAAGTTAATAGGAAGTTCATAATACCCTTTACTGTTTTTACTAGCACTGCTATGTGCTTTAACTGTAACTACATCGTCAGTAGAAATATCTTTGTAAAATCTAACTAGTGCAGATCCATTTATTCTATCAATTTCATAATCAGTTAAACGAAACTGCAACTTATTATTAACAAACACAATAACTTGTAAATCGTTTAAGTTACCAGGGTTATTAAAAAAGTCAATTTCAAAATTATTAGTTATATTATCAGTTGCAGTATATTGATTAACTACATATTGCTTACTAGTTACTGGAGTACTGGACCATCCATTAACATAAGTAAACGAAGTTTTACTTTTATATTTTCTTAAATTTGCAGTATCTGTTTTAACATCAACAACTAAGTCGTCGTTTTGTACACTGAATGTATCACTTAACAAATTAAATTCAAAAACAATATCTCCACTGTTTTCTATTTTCTTGTAAGATAAAGGAAATCCTAATTCAATATCATTATTGCCATCGCCTTCTTTATACGAGAATATCTTTGTTCCCTTAAACGTACTAGAATTAAATACATCTAAATCTCCATATGCATTTCCAGTTGGGCAACATAGGTCAAACAACGGAGGTTGATTAACCTTTGTTTTTTCCTGTGCAGGTATCCAAGTATTATTATGGTAATGGAATGTTTTGCCGCCATACTTAGTGCCCTGTTTAACAAAAACAGTTTCTAAATCTATAGGAGCAGTGTCTGTTGTTTCTATTAAACTAATTTGTCTAATATTGTTTATTGTACTAAATTTTACTTCATAAATTTTTCCGCTGACTCTGATATCAGTGTCTGCTGCAAATAATACTCTCATGCCACTTGCTAAATTGGTGCTGTCTATATTGTATCCTAACTGGCCTTCAACAGTCGAAAAGACATCCTTTGTAAATTTATCAATTAAGTCGATATCAGTTTTAGATTCAACTCCAAAATTAAATAATTTTAGTCCTGCTTCAAATTCAATAACTGGACGCTTTGCTCTACCTGCTTCGTCTATGTTAACATCTAAATTATTGTACTCATAGCTTTTTATTAATACATCTTTATGAAACCATTTATTATAACGTGTCCAGGCATTTTTATCTAAACTTGAACGATTAATTATTAAGTAGTCTTTATCCTGTGCATATGCACTTGCGCTTGCAAAGGGCATAGCATCAAATTGATCACTGTCAAACGGAACTACTATATTTTCACTATACGCTGCTGGAATAATTAAGTCTTTTTCGTTTATTAAAACAATTTTGTCGCCAACACCCTCAACATACCATTGGTCTTGTGCGTACTTTGCAGGCAAAACATTACCTTGGAATTTAATTTTCATTCCATTTGAAAATATTATATCGTTTGCACTAGTGTAAGTTTTTTTACCTATGATATCAGCAGTAACATCAAGTATAGTATTTTCTTCAATGTCATATAATTTTATAAGGCCACTAGTATCAATTGAATTTTTACTAATATAATAAAGATTGTTAGGCGCATTTACAGGAATAGTAAACTCAATTACACCCTTTTCAATATAAGCAACTGCTACATTTTCTCCTGATTCGCCAATCTTAACAATACCGTCTGGATATAGTGTCGAAACATTATCGTCTGCTGCAAAAGTTACACTTCCACTATCAGGCAGCACTATAAATTCACCTACATCATAAGACGAGTTATTACTGTCATATAAAGTAGCGTCAAATAATCCATTAGCTCGTAGCCCTGCTGTGCCAGCAGTTATAATAGACGACCCAGGAGTAAATGTTCTACTAATAGAAATTGCCATTGGGTGACCAGGTGTATCAATTTCAAAACGATACGTTTGTCCACGATATAGTTTTAATGATGGGTTTCTAGTAAGCCCATCATTAAACACATATGCCATGCTATCGCCCTGATCTTCGAGTGTTACTGTATATGTACTAGTTACTGATTGACTTTGTCCTCTAACATTAACACTTAATGGACCAGTTGGTACCCAATAATATTCACGAAAGTTTGTAAATTTATCCCAATCAATATTAGGGTTCCAAGGATAATAATCACTACTATTAAGTCTACTTTCATTAGTTGTATTAGCTCCGAGGAACCCTAACATACCAATATAGTCGTTGTAGTCTTTATAAAAAGTTACGTTGTCTAAATTATCTTTAATAACAGCAGCTGGTTCTAATTGATAGTTTACTCGATTTGGTGAAACATCGCCTATATAATTGTCTCCAGTTTTATAAGCTTTTGCTGTTTTACGACCAACATATCCGTTAATTTTTTCAGCTTCGCCCGGCTGTATTAATTGATCTATAGTTCCTTGTAAAAACTTTTTGTTTGCTTCAGTGCGAAAGAATTTTGGAATTAAATCGCTTGCAGATCTGCTACTGCTGTTATTGCCAGCACTTGGTAATGACTTATCGTTTTGATTATTATTAGTTGCCATTAGTAACTATAGCCTCCACCTGATGAATTTGTCGTTGTTGTTGCACTTGTTATTCCTGTAGTTACGGAACTTACGCTAGTAATAACATCGCCTGTGGCTTGTAATTCTGTAGCTGTAATTTCATCTATAATTTCAATATCAGTGACTTGAGCAGCACTTATAAAAATTTCGTCCAGTTCAGATTTTATTTCAAATAAACTTCCAAAAGATTGCGAACCTTGTCGAGGAACAATGATCATACTAACTAATTTTGGAGTTAGTGTATTCATTATAAACGCACTTAGTTCTTGAAAGTAAAAAGTTTCGCCAAAATCCCAATTATCAATTGCAAAGAATCTATTAATTGACTCAATTATATCAGCTTTTAATTCGTTTTCATTAACTGCTAGATCTTTATTTCTTACAATTTTAAATTTTACCTGAAGATCTGCTTGAGCTTTACTTCCAAATAGTATCTTATATTTAACCGGGTGATAAATTAACTCGTCGCTAATTGACTTGATTGCGTTGATGTCAGTACTGTAAGCTCTAGACAATTGATCATTACTTGCAGGCAACGGTTTAGTTGAAGTTGCATTAGCTACATATTTGCGCATTTCGTTATCATAATTCTTAGTTAATAAATACGTATCAATAATATTACTAGCACTTGGATCAATTCTATAATTTGAATCTGCTACATGAACATAATGGAACTTTAAGTTAGCTCTACCAGTATATGCTTTATAATTAGAATTTAAAGTTGTATTTCCTAGTGCTTTGTTTAATGTTTTAAATACCGTTTCTTCTAAAAGATAAAAAACATCGCCTTCGTTGTGTAAACTATAAGAGCCTATTGCAGATTCATTTTGCTTAATTTTAATTTCGCTATTAGTATTTTCAAAGTATTTAAAATCTTCTACTCCGTCTGATGTAGTATATCGTTTTTGGAATACTATTTTATCAGAATTTTCAACATTAGGATTAGTCGGGTCAACTAATATATTAAATAAATCTAAATCGTCTACAACACCGTCATCATCTAAATCAAAAAACTGTATTTGTATTTTTCTTGTGTCTACATATCCTTCGCTATCTCTGTATGCATCACTAATACTCCACGTAAAATCTCTAGAATAAGGTGTGCCAATTACTGGGATAGTGTTTATACTTAATACATCAATTTTGTCACGTACTATTTTTCCAATTGAAGGATCATAAATTTTGTCGGCGCTGTCAAAGAAGAATCTAATCTCATCGTTACTTTCAAAAATATAGCGTTGATTCCTGTGTGTTATTGTATATTTTTCGCCGTTTGTTTTAAACCATAATAACCAGCTTGAATCTAAATTTTCGCCTGTTATATCGCCTGATTTTCCTAAGGAAAAATTAGTTACTGTATTAATATTTTCAGCAAGAATTATTTTCCATTCTCGTGTTTCAGTATCATATCGTAATGCAAAATCTTTATATGCAAATGATTGGTCAATAATTTGTACTATTAAATCATCTACTAATGTGTTTGATATTTTAGGTTTAACTTCTACTAATAAACTTCCGTCATTTATTACATCTGTCAAGATAACGTCACCAATGTTAGTAGAACTAACAGTGTCACCTTCGTTAGCAACACTTGATACACTAGTCCATCTATAAATTGATGCGCCTTTTTTATTAGCGTTAGTAGTAACAGTACCGTCTGGTAGAAAATACTGCTGTACTAGTGATGAATTTTTAGGAGCATTAAATTTAAGCATTGTTCCAGCTTCTACAAATCTTAAATTGTTTGCAGTAAATGCGCCGACTTTAGATACATTAGTTGTATCAGCTTGTGCTGTAAATACTCCTGAAATTTTATTTGTTGCTTGGTAATAATTTTTCCACGCTATACTTAAATCATTTGTTAATATTTTTGGAAATTCACTAAAATAAAAGTTTCTAAGTGAAGTTGATTTTATAATACTGTTTACTGTGTTGTAAATAACTCCTTCAATGTCACTTTGTGTTGCAAATTTAAAGTCAGTCTTTGTTTCAAATGTTTCTTTATAAATGACTCCGTCACTAGCAAAGAGGCTAGTATTTGAATATTTTCCACTTGCGTCTTTTAAATCAAAATATCTACTAATGCCGCTTGAAATTCTATTTGTACTTTTTGTTTTAATAATGTCTTGACTAATAGCTAATGGACCAATATTATAATCTTCGCCTGTGATTAATCTGTTTTGAGTATAATAAGTTGTCGGAGCATTTTGTTTAATGCTTGCATTTGATTCTGTTGCGGTGCCATTTGAAACTGTATAGTTTAATCTTAGTCCTAGGGTTAATGTTTCAAGCGTTCCGGCTCTACCTTGGTAAGGTATTTCAATATTAACGTTGCCTATTGCATTAGGTGAAACAACCATATTACTATTAGAACTAGTTCTATAATACACTTTAAAGTTTCCAGTAGGTAAGTTTCCAAACACTCCGTCACTAAACACTAAATTTATTCTATCTCCTATTCTAGTAACAACAGAAAATATATTTCGTATGCCTTCAAATAGACTATTATAAATTATGTTATTGCCTTCGACATTTGCAATTTTAGTCCATTGTGTTGTTTCGAACCCATTAGTATCAACATTATACAGCCATACATCATCATTGTTAATGTTCTCAGAATCTACTGCAATTATTTGATTAGGAATAGGATTCGACACATCAAAAGGACCTGACTCTAGCTTTCCTTGTCGAAAATGCATAAAGAACCCAGTGTTATTACTGCCAGCGCCTTGACCATCATCTCGGAATAAAAATGCAGGACTTGTTCCAGGAAGAGGAGCTTCTTCTACAATTTTAGTACCTTGTATATCAGTACTTACTACTTCAAATCTTGTACTAACTCCCTCAACATTCTTTGAAAAAGGAAAAACTGCACTATCAGTGTTAGTTGCATTTAGTCTATATTTTTGTGTCTGTACACCGTCAATTTCTTGACTCTTTAATGGATTGCCAATTGAATTTTGTACAGGAAGAGCAGCATTAAGAACTTTAATAAATTGTTCAAAGTAGTTTGTATTAGTTTGGTCATTCCATTTAATAACTCTACCCGCAAGTTTTGCATTAGCACTGTCTGTAATGTTTTCAGTTGTTTTGACTGTTACAAGTTTAAGAAGTCCGTTTGTTGCTTGGTTTCTTCGAGGATTATAAGACAGCATACGTGCTAGACGTAATATACTTTCTCTGCGCTCTGCTGTTTCAAGGAAGTTTTCACGAGCGTTTAAATCGATGCGGAATGATAAGTTTTGCCCAAGGAAAGCAATCATATCTATTAGTGCAAGATATTCACTTGACTCAATGTAATCGTTAAAGTCTTCTGGATAGTTTTGACGTAGATAATTAATCATTGTGCGTCTTAGATTGTCAAAGTCATAGCTTTGAAAATCCGCATTGCGGAATGATTGGTATATTCTTTTCCAGTCTTCAGTTACTAATAACCTAGACTGCCGATCAGATGTGGACATATTTGTATTCCTTGTTTACTTAAATGTATTTACCTGATTTAAAAAAGTGCGTATTTAATTAAAGTAGGCCATTTTTTTGATCAAATGTAAATTTAAGCTGCTCAGAAATATTATAAGGAATGTAAGAAACAGTACAATCGATACTTATTCCTTGCTCATAAGTATCAACAACTACACTATCTGCTTGAATCCTAGAATCAAAGTTTACAATAGTAGTAACGTTTTCAATAATTGCTTCTTGTATTGCAGGAGTAAACGGTTCAAATAATAGATCCCAAATTATACATCCAAAAGTAGGGTCACTTAGTTTTTCACCCTGTCGTATATGGAAGTGATTGATTAAATCTTGTTTAATAAGCTCAAGATCATACAAAGAAAATCCATTGTTTACAGAAGTGTTAGTACTAAAACCTCTATATGCACGGCCAGGAATAGATGCTTTAGACACGCTTGGAACTGTAACACGCTTGTAAAGATTTTTTTCTAATTCGCTCATACTATATTTACCCTATTCTACGTCCTTAGCAGGAGCCAATGGATCGCTGTTTTGCGGACCAGGTTTATTATCCTCTTCACCTGCTGTAATTTCCGGCTCATTTAAATCATTACCTTTTTCTTCGTCAACAATTGGAGTTTCTGTTTCGTTAAAGTTTGACGGGCCTTTTGGTATTTGGCCATTTCTAGGAAACTTAAATGAGCCTCCTTCGCTAGTATGTGCGCTAAAGTGCATAGCATCGTCTAAACTTCTCCATGCGCCTCCCCATCCTAATCCGTACTTGTTTGCAATTTCTTTAGTATTTATAGGCATGTCAGTCATTGGAGAATTTGTTGGTCTTGGCTTATACATGCCATTTGGAAATGTATTCATAACAGGATTTGGCCAGTTAATATCAATCGCTGCACCCGATGCATGGCAACTCCAACTTCTACTACCACGTGATTGTCGTTTAGCATATCCGCCTAGTTGTTTGATTTCGTATACTTGTTCAAAGTCATCTAAGAATTCTTGGAAGTTTTTAGCAAACACTTCAGCAACTTGACAACTTTTTCCTGATTTTTTAGCAGTAATTGTAACTAGTTTTCCTTCAGGACCTGACGTATCAAACTGCGCATCACTTGGTGCTGTTGAGTTGCGTGTGCTAGGATCGCCATCGCCTGTACCGCCGTCAAAGTCAGCAATATTTCCGCCGCTTCCGACAACAGTTCGACTACTTGTATTAACTGCTTTATTTTTATTAAATATGTCAGGAGATTCTGCTCTATCCGATGTAGGTAATGCACCAGGTAGTTCTCTGTCTGTTTCTTCTTTCTTAAATGCAGCCGGGTTTGTATTTTCGTGGTGCATATAAGGCTCATGCTGCGGTGCTCTTGTAAGAATACTTTCATAAGGAACAGGATTTATTGCTCCAGGAAACATATAAGGTAATACAACAGTAGTTAACGGCTCTATAGGGGTTGCATCTGTTGCATCAATTGACTTAGTAGCTGCTAGTGCTGTAATTGCAACAATTGGAGGAGCTCCTTCATTTACTGCGGCAGCAGCAGTCCCACCATCATTAATTCCTACAGTAGTACCGTCAATTGACAGAGCTGCGCTTGATTGAATCGACATTGCACTAGCAGATTTAATGTCAAGTGTTGTAGCTGCTTCTGTAAAGACCGCAGCGTCTGATTTAGTATTAATATTTCCAGTTGCTATATTATTAATTGTTGTAGCAGACATAACAGTATAATCAAGGGCAGATTGATGACGTATTTCAGCCGATGATATTATATTAATTTCTGCTGTTACAGTTTCTCGTTTTGCTCCTGCAATAATTGTTTCTACATTTCCAGCAACATAAGTTCTACTATCACCCGATAACGTTGTTAAATGATGTTCTGCTGTTTTAACAAAATGTGTTCCTACTGACAAGTCGTTTATATTACTTCCTGATTCTCTAAACCAACTAAGCGCACTTTTTTCGTATACTGAATTATCAGCTTGTAAAACGTAATTTTTCTTAGTGTGCAGGTTATAATCCTCGCCAGCTGTAGTTTTCATACCAAGTGCTACAGAGGTATCTGAAGTTCCTAATACTGTTAATTTATAATCCTTGCCTACATGTAATTGCGTATCAAACGCACTTTCAATATGTACACGGCCGCTAACTTTATCATCAAAAGTGCCTTGTCCGTCGCTCCATCGAGCAGATGCTTTCATATTAATGTTTCGGCCAGCTTCAAAATTAATGTCACGTTCAGCAGTAATATTTAAATCGTTATCAGTCATAATACTAATGCTATCTTGTGCATGAATATCAATTTTTCCGTCACTAGTAAATTCAATCCATGCTGTGCCGCGTGAATTAGAAATATAAATTAAGTCTTCACTATTGTGTAAAAGTATTTGATGTCCAGTACGTGTCCTAAATCTCATAAGCTCGTTATGGGGAATAGTTTCGTCGCCGCCTGCTTCATTATTAAGTTTATTAACGTATAATGGTGGACCATCTTCTGCATGTGTCGCACGTACAAACTTGTCGTTGCCGTCGTCCATTACAAAGCTCGAGCCGCCCAGTCTGTTAAACGGAACATTTGCTTTTTTACCGCTAGCACCAATATCAACTCTAGGACTGCCTGCTCTCTTGTCTAATGGTCCAGGTGTATTAACACCAAATGTAGCACTAGGAATTTCTCGACGAGCACTAGTTGTTGTTAGTCCTCTTGTTTCATCAGAAATTAATCCTTGCACTTCTAGTATATTTGTAAAGTCTTTGTTATACGGCTTATTAAAAAGAGTCGGGTCAATTAAGGTGCCTTCTTCGATTTTTTTATTATACTCACCAACTGGTAGTTTTGCACCTTTTAAATTTTGTGGAGTAACTTCAGTTGTGCGCTGTGTACTTGCTCTACCATCTGGAACCATAAAATTCATATAGTCATCTGGTATACACCCAATCCAGTAACCAAAGTTTGCATTGCCTTCTGCAAATATTACAAGAACTCTAGATCCTACATCAGGAGGTACCATCCACATGCCGTAACTTTTTTGTGTATTCTCGTATCCGTCATTTGCTTGAAGACCAGCAGTTGGAGTTACACCGTAAAATGGTGACAGATAACGTACATTCATTAACTGTCCGCTGCGTTCCGGCGTGCCGCCTGCTCCGGTATATCGGATTATTTCAACTTCTAATCCGCCCATATATTTGGTGTCTAAATGATTAACTATAACAGCTTCGTACGGGCCGCTATCATATACCTCAGTAACTTTAGATGAAGATCTTGTATAACTACCTTGTGACATTTATTATTTCCATATTGTTAAATTGGGCCTTTGTTTAGCGACGACCAAGTTTTGGCTGCTGCGTTGGCTGCACCAGATGATGCATTTGCTGCTGCGGCTGCTGCACCAGATGATGCTATTGATGCTACTTGAGATGCTCCTGATAATGCGTTTGAGGCAGCGTTTGTTGCTGATACTGGTGCAGGACACGGAGTTTCCGTAGGAGCTGCTGCCGGAGCTACTGGAGCATTTCCTTCTAATGCTTGAGTTTGTTCTGCTTCTGAAGGTATCTGAGTTTTTCCTCTAGGATCTGCTGCATCAGGATCAGTTTCATCAACTGGCGGTATAATAGTGCCAGGCGGAACTGTTCCAGTATTTGTCCCAGCAACGCCAGCTGCGCCGATGTCCTGCTCTACATGAGGGCTTGCTGCTGCTGCATTTATTCCGTGAACTAAAATATCTTTAACTTTTTTTCCAGTTCTAAAATCATACCGATCATCTAACGGATCAAGTACTTCGTATGTATAAACGGCATTGCCGCCGGGCAGTCGATTTCTGCCGGTAGCAATAGTACTACTACCCGGACCTGCACTTGGCTGTCCTGTAACTCCTGCACCGCTTTGATTATATACGTCAGGTAACGATGCACTCCCGATAGGCTGTGATCCAGGTCTACCTTGGCCCGACACTGCCCCTACTCCAGTACCTGCTACCGACCTAGAGGTTTGTGTTTTAGCTGAATTTCCTAATTCCGGTTGTGCTCCGCTTGGACCTGTTGGTAATATATCAACAGTAGTTGTTTCACCTGTGCCACCATTTAAAATATCATTTAATTGTTGGAATAAACTATCAGGATCGTGATGAGCTTTATTTAAGCCATCGCCTGCATAGTAGCTTTGCCCTTTGTTAACTGTGCGACTTTGTCCTTTCATTTGATAAGGAACAGGCATACTAGCAAATTCTTGTGATAATTTAATCATAAATTTGTCAGTTGTATATGTGCCAGCAATCCATTGATCTAGTTTTCTATACTGTTTTAAAATTGATAAGATTAAATAATCTTGTACATCAGGAGTATAACATGTTGTAAGGGGATCAACGCCCGAAACTTTAATTGCTTCTGTTAGTGTTTTTTTAATAAACTGGTATCGGCCGCATGCTGTTGATTTAAAACCTTGGGTTATTCGTTGAGTTTGAAACCGTTGGACTTCTGAGCAAGTCATTTGTATAAGAGATGCTTCACTTGTACCCGGCCATAAACTTGTATACGGATCTACTCCGGCAGATGATTCACCTTTGGCAATTAAATTTAATAACGACTTTTCTTGATCAGTAATAGTTATTGCCATTATATTTGTCTACCGCGTTTTTCTGCTCTTGGTGCGCCGCCGAATATACTTGATTGGTTAGACCATGCAAAGTCTCCTACTTGAGATGTTGGACTTGCATGCGCTATATCATCGCCCTTTTTAGTAGAACTTGCTGGGTATAAACTTTGAGACATTGCTAAATCTTCTCCAACGGCTGTTAAATTAGCAACAGCACTTGTTGTATCACAAGGATCTACTGCGCCTATTGTACTATTTACACTATTATTTGCAGCGTTAGGCGATCCTGGCGTAGTATCTTTTCCAGCTGCAATTCCCTTGTCAGTAGCTTTAATATTCTTTGATTCTACAGTTTCTTCGTCATCCTGACCTCTACGTCTAATCATTTTAAGATTTTGTGTATATTTTCCGCCGCTAAACACATTAGTTACTGCCCAAATACTAAACAGTCCGCTGAACTGTGGTACTCTTCGAGGCATTTCCATAGTTGCTCCGTTTACCTGGTAATCAAAAGGTGAGTTAAAGTTAACTACACAAAAGATTTCACTTTGTAGATAATTCATAGTTCCTTCATCTAGCACACTAGGATTGCCAGTTGATTTTCCAACATAATTTCCAGTCTGTTGGGGGAGGAAGAACGGATCTCCCCAAATTTCCATTTCAGCAGTGACCATGTCAACAGTTTGATTTATCAATGTGTTATGAAATTGTTCTGCAATTTTTAATTTTATATCTCCAGACTCGTCAGCACTTGAGTTTGGTATTTCATTAACTTCTTTTGTTTGTGCTCCAGGCTCTATGTTTGATTTACCGTTGTTAACAGTAGCAACTTCGGATCCTGCTTGTGCATCACCTTGTTGGAAGGTTGCTTTGTTGCCTCCGCCTGCTGCAACTGGTGCAGAGTTTTGTCCAAAGTTACCGAACGCAGTCATGAAGAACTGATTGTTAAATTTTATATCAAAATTCAATACGTCTTCATTTTTTCCTGTGTAAAAATAGTTATATTCTTTAGGTGCAATTGCCTTTAATTGTTCAGTATTTTTTGGTCTCTGAGCTGTACCGAGATGTTTTGCTTCATCTACTTTATATTCAATTACACTATATACGTAAATTTTAGGAGATGCTCCAACTTGTCTTTCAGCCTCTGGATTTTTATCTAAGAATACTTGGGTATCAATTTTAAACCATGTGTTGACACCATTTTTTGATTCTTCAGTTGCGCTGTCTTTTGCAAATCTACTCTTTTTAATTACCTTTTCAATAATATTAGATATAGTTTCGCCTTGACGAAATTGTGTAGCTCTAGCCTTTTCTGCTTTAGCAGTTTCAGCATTGCTAATATCTACAATATCGCTATCTGCTTCGTATGCAGCACTTTGATCTGCATGTCCTTCTTGGCCGCCTTCTGCTGTATTTTCTACTAAATTAGATAATCCAATTTGATTCATATTGTTTATATCAGATGCATATGCCTTTAATGTATTAAACAAAAGATCAGCTGAGTTTACAGAATTATTTTCAATGCCCTGTTGTTTTTTAGCAGTACTTCTATCTGGTCTTACAGTAGCTATTCCTTTTTCTCGACGTTGTTGTTCAGTGGCACTGATAGTTAAAGAAGAATTTTCATCAGCAACTTGATCTTTTAGACGTCCAATTACATCAACTAGTGCGCTAGGTTTTTTAGGAAACGCAATAATATATCGATCACCTTGTACAATTGTTTTAGCTTGTTCAAGTTCTTGCACACGTTCATTAAGTACTGACATAACACTTTTTTCATCACCTGATAGTACTTCGTGTACTTTTGATCCAAGTGTGTTAATCTGTGTTTTTGTTTTTTGCACAGTATCGTCTAGGGCAGCTTCACTATAAGGAACTGCCTTAACCATATATTCACTACCTTTAGATTGTACTGAAAAATCAACTTTAGTAATCATAATCGGAACGTATGCAGAATTTGTGTTTGACAAAGTTTCTTTTCCGTATTCGTCATAACCCATAAAATCAATTTTTAAACAAAACGGAGCATTAATATAATTTTCATAACCTAACGATGCTGCTGAGCCAATAAGAGCTTCAATAAAAAGTCCCATACTGTACGGCTCTATAACATCAAAAGTTATAGATGTTCCTAGGGCCACTCCGGTATTTGAATTAGGAGCAATAACTGCATCAAGATTTAAGTTATCAAGATAGTATTCTGCATCGTCGTTGCCTTCTTGAAAGGTTTTATATCTTTTATCTAAATTGCCGCCGCTGGATTTAATAATATAGCTCTGTACAAAATCTCCGCCTGTTCGATATTTACTAGGAAAATTAAATTCTTCACTATCTAAAATTCCTAATGTAATAACATAGTTATAATGATTGTGTTCCCTTAGGGGATTTGGTACCTTACTTGCTGCTTTTCCATTATTTTTAGATAAAAAATTTGTAAATTCGTTATTTTTACTAGCAGATTCACTAAGTTGTCGGATCACATCAAACTGTCCGCCGAAAGAGCCAACTAATTGAGATACATCTCGGGCCAGTACTGAGATTGGATTACTTATTAAATTTGAAAAGCCTGCAAAACTACTTGCAAGTGTATTTAAACTTGCAATATTAAAGCCGTTGAATTGGGAAACCTTTGATGACATTGACGATATATTTGATCCAAATTGACTAGATACTTTGTTTAAGGTACCCGTAGCATTGTCAATTGATCCTAGTCCACTATTAACACTTGTAAATTTTGCTCCTAGAGAAGAGTTTGTAGATTGAAATCCTTGGGTTAATGCAGAGTTTATATTTGTACTTCCAAAATTAGAAATACCTTGTATTTGTTGTGATATTGCTCCTGCTGCTGCTGCAACATTACCAATGTCAGAAGAACTAGATACCAAACTATCAAGTTTTCCGGGAGTAAATGCTTGCCCCGGGGTGTTATTTATAAGTGTATTAAACCCTTTTCCAGAAATTTTAGTACCAAAAGAAGTTAAGTCGGTGCCTAATGCTCCTCTAATATCATTCATACTGCCAGTAACTGATCCTACAGATGTTGAAATTTTATTTAACTTTGCTGCTGAAGAGTTTGCCGACTTTGTTAAAGAATTAATAGACGCAACTGAACTATTTGCGCTAGTTACACTTTTTGTTATTTTTGAGAAGCTGAATGCCATTTCTTAAGTTCCCATATTTGACTGAAGATTAGAACCTTGCGGCAGATAAATTTTAGTTCCTGCAAGAAAATCAAAAACTGGGTCTTTAAGAATATCTGGATTTCGTTGAGCAAATACCCACCAAAGTTCTTTTTTACCATACAAGTCATTTGCTAATAAGTCAGGTCTATAAGTGTATGCAGGAATAATTTCATAAAGTATATCGTCGCCTGCAACAGGTACAGGAACTGGAACAAAGATATCTAAGTATCCTGCTGCATTAATTGGCGTCTTGCCATAAGGTCCAAAATTCTTGTTAGCCATTATACAAATCCTTCCTCGCCGCCAACAAATGCACCTTTAGCAAATTCAGTTAAACTAAATCTAGCTTGTGATCTACGTGCGTATTGTGGAGTTGCTGTAATTGTTATTGTTGCCATAGATGGTACAAAATTATCTTTACCAGCAACATTACATTTAATATAATCAACATCATTAGGTAAATCAGTTGTAAAGTTAGTTATTACAACAGGAATATCATTTAATACATACTGGCCGTATCCGCTTAGTCTGCAAACTACAGGCGGTAAACCTGTAGTTGCATCGTCTCCGCCATAAAACATTTTGGTTGCAGATCTTAAAAAATGTAATGCTGCTATAAAATATTTTGCATCGTCTGTTGATTCATTTACAAATTCGCCTGTAATAGTAAATGCATCTACTTGACTGTTTTCATAAGAATTGTAGGGGAAGTTTGTATGTACAGGCTGTACTTGAGAATAATTTGCGCTATTACTTACTAACACTGTTGGAGTAAATGGGAATATTAGTGAATTCTTAGTTCCTATTAATGGAGCAAGAACTACACTATTGGTCGAAAGTATAGTCGGAACTGAAATTCGTACGCGCCAATCTAACTCATTTGCAGCAGTTATATTACTAGAGATTATTGCCTTTGTCATTGTTCTTCCTGCAGGAGTAGCGTTATAACCTACTTGTTGTGCAGAATTTCCTACCATTCTAAGTGCCCTGCCTGCTTGGGCTAGACTCCCGCCACCGCTAACAATGCTGTCAACTTGACTTATATTATTCTTCATTGACGCAGCAACGTTAGATATTTGTCCAAAAGTATTAGAAAAACCACCTGATGAATCAAAGTTTTTTACTAAACTAGTTGTGCGATTTAGGCTTGATGTAAAATTATTAATTGTGCTAGAAACTTGTGACACATTGCTGTAGGAACTGTTAATTTTACTCGATAGCTGATTAAAGGCGCTGAAAATACTCATTTTTTTATAATCTCCTACTAGTATTTAGTTGACAAAATTAAGTAAGTAGTTTATAATAGTATTAACACTATAGGAGAGAACTATGCGTCCCAAGAATTATCTAAATAATAAAGATATATTAAAAGAAATACACAAATCAAAAAATCAGTTCAACAGCTATCTAGAACCAGAGTTCGGACAGTATGATATTATTTTACTAGATGTAAGTAAAATAAATCGACTGTCTGTTGCTGAAGCAAAGCGTAATAAAGCAAAGAAGATGTCTTCAGCAGAATACGAGCGTAGAAAAGGTCTTGGTGAAAAGGTTAAGCAAGCAGAGTGCGAAACTACCGCTGCTCAAATTACTAAAGAAGAGTTAATCTTCCGTGTAATGACGTTTGATCATATTCCAGAAGAGCCTGGTCGTAAAAAGAACCCAAAGACAGTTGCTGATACAAAAGTTAAACTTCCTTTTCCGCCCTTTAAGCATTATAAGTATAATGATGAAGGCGAAATTATCCTAGTAGGCAAAAGTCACTGGGAAGGTGGAATGGACAATGGCAACTTTAACCATAAGCACGGTAAAGCAACTGACAAACTTGCTATGATGTGGTTGAAACTTGTTGATCGATACGCAACTCGAGGCAATGTACGTGGTTACACATACAATGACGAGATGAAAGGTCAAGCTATCTTGCAACTTGCACAAATTGGATTACAGTTTGATGAATCTAAGTCAGATAACCCGTTTGCATACTATACTGCGGC